GGTTGCCTTGGCGTTGTACTCGGCGAACAGCTTCGTCAGGAAGTCATTCGGGCTGGTCGGGCCAAGCGCAGGGATCTTGCGAATACCGGAGATGCCGCGCGTACCCTTGGCAAAGTAGCGCTCGCAATTGGAGAAGCCGATGGTGCGGTCGTTGCCGTAGATCTCCACGAAACCGCCCAGATCCATAGGCTCCCAAACATTGTTCTTGGTCTGACCCTCGACCTTGATGCGGAGGCGGGTGTTGTCGCCGTCCTTTTCCTCCGTGGCGTGGAACACGATGACGATGTTCTTCTGCAGCTCATAGAAGCAGTAGTCCATCAGCCGGACGAATTCCTTGCCGACAAAGCCGTAGCCTTTGAGGGAGAGACTGCCGTCGCGCTGGCCATACTTCGGGTCTTTCTTGATGGCCCACAGGGACATCAGCGAGATCAGCTTGCCGCCGGTATCGAAAACCAGCGTGTCGAAGTCCTGAAGATTGATGGGGGTGAGATCACCGAGGATCTCGTCGTAGCTCTGGGGCTGGATGTACGGCTTGCGGTAGCGCGGCTCGATGCGGTCGATACCGAAGTCAACGTCGATGTGCAGGGGATTGGGGGCGGACAGCGCCAGAGTGGATTTTCCGATGCCGGGATAACCGGCGATCAGCATACGGATTTTCTTCGCGCCCTCCTGGATATCGTTCGGGTTTCTGATCATGGTGATAGCTCCTTTCAGTTGGTAGCGGCTTCGCGCCGCAGAGTGATGATTTCGTGGCACCGGAAACCGAAATTGCTTTCCCGGTACATTTCGGTCAGCTTGAACTTCTCCTCGTCGTAGATGCTGGAGCAATTCACTAAGCCCTCGGTCTTATCGGGGTGATAGGCGCGGAATGCAGCACAGGCCGCGTGAGCGTCCGGGGCTTCGACCTCAGTCCAGCCGCCGAAAAACGGCTGACCGTCCGTGCCATAGGTAAAATAGAACTTTGCCATTATCGCGCCTCGCTTTTCCACTTGATACCGCCGCCGCTCAGACTGACGGCCATTGCGCCGAGGAATTTGATGTCGTCCTCGTCCAGCCCGATAAAGTCTCTCTCGCCGGGCGTGGTGAAGCCCTCTTTGAGAATCACGATGTCTCCGACAATGGGATTTCCGTGTCGCACGGTATCGTAGAGAATGCAGCCGAACAAATTGAGCGGCAGACCGTGCAGCAGTCCTTCCTCGTTGACGACCATGCAGAACGGATCGGGCAGGCCCTTCGGGTGTACGACCTCGATCCATCCGCCGACAGCCTTTCCGATGGTCTCATAGGCAGGCTCGCCGAACTCCCTGACCTGCATCTTGTTTTCGGTAGTGATAACCAGTCCTTTCATCAATGCTCCTTTCCGGGGAAGCACTCCGGCTCCTCCCATGCGTCGGACTGCTTGATGCAGATATCGCAGCCGACGATATTCAAATCTTTGTCTCTGAAAATTTCCTCGCACTCTTCACCACAGACGGGGCAAATCGGGAAGGTCGGCTCCTTGCCGTCCGGGTAGCCGGTGCGCTCCATGTTTTGGATAACGGGGTGGTCTGGCAGATCGTAGTTCATTCGGTTTCACCTGCCTCTGCGATGTAGCGGCGGACGGTGGCGGTCAGCCAGTCCTGTGTGGTGGCGTAGCCCTCAGCCTCTATCAGCCGTTGCAACGCCTCGTAGTCGGCGGTTTCGAGCCTTGCCGAGATACGACAGGTCAGCCGGTGCGCGTCCTTTTTGACCGCTTTGCGGCCCTCTGCCAGCTCCGGCGCGAAGTGCGCGTAGAGCGCCGCCATCGCGTCTGGCCGCAGGCTCACGCCGTAGGCTTCTCCGTTCTCGCACTTGCTTTGAACGGTCTTGTCGTACTTTGGGTAGATGGCTTGTACCACCGCGACCATATCCTTGGCCGGTATCTGCTTGGAAAGCCGGAGCTCTCTCAATTCTTCTGCCACGGTAGCACCCCCTCACCTCTTGACTTCGCACAGAGCGGTTGGTAAACTGACTGTGGGTAAGCATTTGCCCGAGGTCGTTCCCGATGCAGCGGGGCGACCTCTTTTTTCGTTTCGCGGCAATCACAGGCTTCGCCCGGGTCATTATTGCTCCCGCAAAGCGGGCAAGTCCGGTAATATGCCATCTTCATCACTCCTTTCACTTAGCGGCATTGGCCGCTTTTCTGGCGGCAATACGGGCATCTAACCACTCAGCGTTTCCCGGTATCGCCACAAATGCATTGAACCTTTCGAGGGTCAGCGCGCAGAGCCGATGTCGTACGCTTTCGGGAATTGCTGATGTGTCAATATGAATATCGTCCGTCAGTTCACCTTCGAGTGATATTGGGCGGGCAGTCATTGTGTATCAGCCCCTTTGCCGAAGATTTCTTTGTCGGCCCACTTTTGAAAATCAGCGGCGTCGCGCTTGTTGGCGAACAGCGAAAATCTGAGCAGTCCGCGCCGGTTGATGCACACGGCAAGCGTGTTTTTTAACCCGATATCTAACTTGCGCTTTTCCTCCGGATCGACTTTTTTGCTTTCGTGATTGGGGTTTTTGTAGCCAAGTGCCTTGCAAATATCAGCGAAAACAATCCACCTGTCACCTTCGGCATCGAGGCTTCTAATTGAATTCCTGCCGTAGCTACAACTGTGAACGCGAGAGGCGATCTGCAACAAATCGTCGGTCGAGATATTCCTTCGCGCCCTTGCTGCGTAGTCCATGTTTTCCCTCCTTCCAGCGAGATTGTTTTACTCGATGTGTCCAAACCTTTAGACATCATCTGCAAAAAAAAGTTCTCCGACGGTCGTATCCAGCGCGGAAGCGATCCTTTTCAGGATCTTCGTTGATGTGTTGCGTTCAGAATTGTTCTCCAAGCTTGAGATTGTAGCGCGACTAACTGCGCTTTTTTCAGCAAGCTCTTCCTGGGACATCTTCAGGAACTCCCGACGCTCTTTAATCTTGCACCCCATTCAATTCACCTCCTCTGTTGTTTACCGTCTAAAACTTTAGACAAGCAGATAATACACTATGCCCTCCGGCGTGTCAAGTGGTTTTGACGAAAAATGAAAAAAATTTTAGACATCAAGATTGACATTCCTCGTACTATATTGTAAAATCTATTAGACAAAACGAGGGAGGTCTAAAGCAATGACACTATCGGAATTGATCATCGAATATCGGAATGAGCATGGGATTTCCCAGCGGCAAATGGCCTCTCAGTGCAAGCTTTCCACCGGATACATTTCTTTGATAGAAAAGGAAACTAATCCGCAGACAGGAAAGCCGATGGTCCCATCACTTGCCGTCTTAAATAAACTCGCAAAGGGCATGGGGATAACTTTAGACAAGCTTCTTTCTGTGTGCGATGATATGCCGGTAGATATCAGCGCAACAGAAAAGACCGTCCTTGATGAGAAGGACGGCCTTGACATTGAAATCGCAGAAATTATTCTATCTCTTTCGGAAAGCAAGAAACAGGAGGCGTTACGGTATCTCCGGTATCTCGCAGCGCAAGAAGAAAACTAAGAAGAGTCTCTTTCTCCTCAATCGACATAGCGCCAAGAATACGCAATAAGGCCAGCAGCTCTTTTGTCGTAGCCATACACGACACTCCTTTGTTTAGATTTACTGTCGGCAGTGAAGCTATTATATCAGACCGTACGGCAATTTTGTGAGAAAAGATAGATTATCACTTCCAGCAAGCTTCGACAGCCGGTATGCTATATACGGGCGAAGTTGGATGACAGGGAGGTTCATTATGGCAATCCTGGCAATTTTCTTTATCGGCGTAACATTAACCATCGCAATTGTTGGCACGATGTTGCACCGCGCCGCAAAAGAAGAAAAGGAGCGTCAGCAGGAAACTATACAAGCGAAAACTGCGATTTATCGCAAGTTCGCGGAGGACTTTGCAAAAGTCGGATGGCCTGCGTGGGGATATGTAACTCACCTTCCTCCCGAGCAGCGGAGCCGGATGGAAAAAGGCATATATTCCAAGCGCATGAAACTTCTGAACTACGACCCGGAAATGCATACAGCCTGCGTCCTTGGAGAGCACGGTGAGACGTATGACATCGACGTATCCGGGTGTTCATGCCCTGATTTCAGAAAAAGGGGCCTCCCTTGTAAGCATATGTACTTCGCGGTTATAGAGATTTCCGATAAAATTTAACCCTATCGATACAGGTATATATGGTATCGCACGCAAACTTTTTGGGAAAATCATCATGGTATACCGTAGTGATACCTCGCGTGCGCGCGTGCGTGTGCGCGCGATCGTGCGCGCACTGTCTCTGTACCTGTATCTGTATCTGAGACTGTATCTGTATTCTGTTTCTGATTCTGAATATCTACTACTGCAAATCTATCGTTAGAAGGGGGGTGGCGCTGTTGCCGAGAAAACCTGCAAAGCACCCGGCGAAGCCGAAGCGGGGCAAGAAGCTGGAAATCGAAGAGCCAGGCGTTCTCTACGGTCGGTACAGCAGCCACAACCAGAAAGACATCAGCATTGAACAGCAGTTTGAGAAATGCTATGAGCTGGCGGCGGAGTATGGCATCAGGATCATCGACACCTATGCCGACCGTGCCGTTTCCGGTCGCACAGACAAGCGGGTGGATTTTCAGCGTATGATGGCCGATGCCGCAAAAGGGAAGTTCCGCTATGTGCTTGCGTGGAAGTCCAACCGTATAGGCCGCAATATGCTGGAAGCTCTTGTCAACGAAGCACGGTTTCAGGAGTTGGGTGTCCGTGTTCTCTATGTGGAGGAGGATTTCGACGATACTGCGGCCGGACGCTTCGCTGCCCGCTCGATGATGAATGTCAACCAGTTCTATTCCGAGAACATGGCCGAGGACATCAAGCGCGGTCTGTACGACAACGCCGCAAATTGCATGGTGACGAACGGCCATCTGCCCTACGGCTATAAAGCAGACGAAACGCTGCACTATGCCATCGACGAGCCAAGGGCGGCGGTTATCCGGGAGATCTTCACGCGAGTTTCCTGCGGCGAGGCGTTCGTGGATATTATGAGCAGCCTAAATGCCAGAGGCATTACAACCTCGTACGGTCGCCCATGGGGGCGGTCGAGCTTTCAGAAGATCCTTTCCAACGAGAGATACCGCGGCATTTATATCTACGGCGATGTCCGCATTGAGGGCGGCATCCCGAGGATCGTCAGCGATGAACTCTACTTCAAGGTCCAGGAGGCGATTACCACGAAGAAAAATCCACAAGGGCGTCACCGCGTCAATGGTGACTATCTTCTCACCGGCAAGCTGTTCTGCGGGCATTGCAAAAGTCCCATGACCGGCATCTCCGGCACAGGCCGGGCAGGGAAGCTGCACTTCTACTACGTCTGCCAAAAGAGGCGGACTGAGAAAACCTGCCACAAGAAGAATGTTCGCCGCGATGTGATCGAGCTGAAAATAGCAAAGGCAATCAGGGACTACGCACTTAAAGATGACATAATCGAATGGATCGCGGATAGTTGCGTAGAAGATCATGATCGTAGAGTGTCAGAAAGTCACCTTAGCGTGTTTGAGGATCAACTCGCAGAAGTTAACCGCAGCATAAAGAATGTCATGTCGGCAATTGAGAAGGGTATTATCACGGAGACTACGAAAGGCCGTTTAATGGAGTTGGAAGCAGAGCGCACCGCCATAGAAGGGAAGATATGCGCTGCAAAAGCGGCTATTGTGCCTACCAATCGGGAAAGACTCGTCGAATGGCTCCGTAGCTTGCGCGAGGGAGATGT